AGATAATTTAATAAAAGTGCTGCAGAAGTATATCCATCACAATCACTATCAACCTATACAAAAATTTTATCATTGTTTGAGATATGTTTAATAAGTAATTTTACTCCTTCTTCCATATTCTTTATAGAGGCAGGATCTATCAAATCTTCAGCACTTGTATTTAAATAATGATAAAGATTTTGTGGAGTAATTCCTCTGTTAGCAAACACCTGTTCAACCGCACTTAAACTCAACGTTTCTTCTAGCGGGAGCAATGATGCTTTTAGTTGATATTCCATATGAATTCAACCTCCTTTCATTAGAATCACTCCTTTTTTTGCATATCTTTTAATTCTTTAAGAGTTTTTAATGCTTTTACTTTTTCTATATATCGTTTCTTAGGATTAGGCTGATTAAATTCAACTATTTTCTTTGTAACTTGCAATAATATATCAGCATTGTCTTCAGCGCGCTTTTTAAATAAAGCAAGCAAATTTACAATATCAGTCACATATTCAGAAATTACTAAAAGAGAATCTGAATATTGCTTATCTTTACTAAAAGTTGATAGAAAATTAAAAGCATCCATAACTTCTTGCTAATTATGGCTCATAGCCTTTTCATCAATAGGATAGTATTCTTCCATTATAAAAATATCCTTTCATTAAATAATTTTAAAAATATATCTTTACCTTTATCTATCGGACTATCTTTATATTCTGTATATAAATGTTTATCAAATATAAAAGATAAAGTTACGATTGTTTTATATTTGTCATTCATTTTAATTAACTTTTTAGTTAATCTATGAAATTCATCATTTCCAATTTGTTCAAACTGTCTATCAAAAGCAATTATTATTTCAGTTACACCTAATTTTAATAAAAGATCCATTTGATAAGAACTTACGCTTGAACCGCAACAAGCTACAGAAATATCATTTTCAATTCCAAAATATGTTTGATATAATAAACAACTTTTTTCACCTTCAAATATAATTGCTTTTTTCATTATTTTTATATTATTTTGAGAATGATTATAATTATATAAATTCATTCCAAGAGGATGACGATATATAATATTGTTTATTTTTATTGGGCGATATTTTCCATATTGTTCTGCATCATCTTTTACAATAGTCCGGCCGCGTAAACCTATAAATCTTCCATGTTCATCATAATGTGGAATACTAATTTGATTTCCTCCTGGATAATAGCCAATATTACAATTTCTTATAGCTTCTTCAGAAATACCTTCTTTTATCCAAGGCCAGATTCTTACATTATAATTCATATGGGAAATAATAGAAGGGTCATATGTTTTAAGAACAACTTCAGCTTGTTGTTTTAAATTTAAATGAATATTATCTATTCTTTCATATTGAGACAGAAGATACCAATCTTCAAGTTTATCTTCTTCTTCTTCAACATAAACTCCATTTATATGAAAATAATTCGCAACCCATCTAACGGCATCATTGAGGTCATATTCTTCATGCCATTGAATTTCTGCAACTTTTCTTACAAGTTCATAAACATCAAAATAACTATCACACTCTGTATAACATCTAAAGAGCATTGAATTTTCATAAAAGTAAAGTTTACGACTGCCTTCTCCTGCTGGATTATGACAGATAGTATTTGAGAGAATCCCAAAGTTTGTATATTCGGGATTCCCTCCAAATGTATTCAAAATATCAAAGATGTTATCAAGAGTTAAACTTTCCTTAATTTCATCTTTGTTATAATCAATCATCCTGCAATAACCACCTTAATACAATAACCAATAAGACCCATCTGATCATTTACATAATCACAAAGCCACTTTTGAGGATCAATACCTTTTTCTTTTCCTCTACGAAGATCAAGAATATCTTCTGCCATAGCACGACCCATCTGGTATTCAATCAGCCCTCTATGACCCTGCCACTCTTCGACAGAACGAGGAATTGGCTGATGCTTACGCTCAAGCTGTTTTCTCATAGAAAACTTATCAGTCTTTTTATTTCTTCTTTTCTCTTTTGTAATTACAGGATTTCCATCTTCCCATTTAATCTTATAATTTTTGCGATGATATGCCGCGCTGCTTGTAGCCTGTTCGTTAACTTCACCCTTAAAAACGTTTCCAATTTTTCTTGCCATTTTAAAAAGCTCCTTCTTCTTCAACTAAAATTTTTATATCATCAATGTTAATTAAATCATAATTGTATGTCGTACAAAACATAGGTTGAATACGACAGGTTCCTAAATCAGCTTTACACCATAAATATACTCCTTTATATCTTCCTCTTCTGTTTTTATAAACTGACATTTTAATACTAGGTCTATCAAAAACATTAGCTTGTAAAATTGGTTCAAGAGCATCTATATCTGCTTGAGTTGTTTGTAATAAAATTGCACCATAGTCAATTTTATCAGCGATTGCTTTTGCACCTCTTAGTAAATTTTGATCTGGAGTTTCACTTGTTGTATAATCAGCATTTAACTAAGTTGCACTCATAATAAAAACTCCATATTGATTACATATATCTTTAAGTTTTGTAGATAACATAAAAAGAATATTATCTTCTCTTAATCGAACTCCACCACTTCTCCTTGTTATTTCTTCAAGGATTTTGATACTGGTGTGGATATAATCATGAAAAACATATTTAATATTATGATCTCTAAGATTTTTCTTGATAGTGTTTTCTACATCTTGGAGGGAGAAATCTGGGAGTTCTTCTATGAAGATTGGGGAATCTTTAAGAATACTGGCAGCTTCTTGGACTCTTTCATCTTCGTCTCCTTCATAAAAATTGTTAATAATATGTTCCTCATTTACTCCAGAAAGAAAAGCTAACATCATAGTTTGGATTTCTCCAATCTCTTGTTCTGTAGTAATAAAAAGAGTTGGTTGAGCAGCGCCAGTTTTCATCCATCCAAAAGTATCATCGTAAATTTTATTACATCCTATATAACAACAATCTGCAATCATTGAACGAGTCTTTCCAATACCAGTTGCCGCAGAACGTAAATAAAACTTTTTAAGTCTTGCCCCACGAGTCACCGCATTTACAAACGGTCCATAAAGCGGCACACCAACTTCAGGATGATCTTTAAATCCCTGAATTAATTCAAAAATTCCTTTTCCTGCTGGAGATGCTTCTCCATACCCCTGATCTACATATTTATAACGAATATTTTCAATTTTTTCATCTATCTTATCTGCAAGTTCAATTAGAGTTGAATTGTCCAGAAATTGTTCTTGCATTTCTTTTTTCTTTACATCGAGAATATTATCATAATCATATATATCAGATACATCAATCCCATATCTGTCATATGCTCGAAGTAAAGTCATTTTCTTTAATCTATTGTAATAATAATCAAAAGTTAAATTATTAGCATTTTCAGAAACTTTTAACAACCATTCTTCACCTTTTTCTGCTTGATAAACTCCCAAACTCTTTGGCTTAGATGAAAGAAAGTCATTAATATTCTGAAGTGTAATTACTTTAGCTCCTAATTCATGAACTTTATAAATTGCTCCATAAACAATTCTATGAAATTCATTTGAAAAATCTTCTTCGGTTACTAAATATTTATCATCCATATCAAGTAAAGTTGGATCATTAAAAACACATCCAATTACTTGTAATACTGCTGTTGTATCATAATATTTTGCCATTAATTATCCTCCTCAAAAAATGTGAATAATTCTCTTTTTTTCACAGTAGTTTGAGGAATTGGAATATGTATTTCTTTTACGTCTTTTTCAATTTCCCCAACTTTTTTATTTCTTGTTCTTGCTTCTCCAATTTTCTTATAATATTCTTCAGCTTTATTGTATACATATGGGACTATTCCTAAAGTATTATAAGTCATAGAAATAGGATGCCGAGTTACTTCATAATAATACTATAAAGCATGATGAATTCCTTTATAAGTATAATTATATTTAGGTCCAAGATACATTTTAAGTTGTCTTGCTATCATGGGATAATTAGCTTGTTTATTCCATAATTCATCAATATAATTTCTTAATTGAAGTTCATCAAGATTTTGTTCTGATTTTTCAATTTCAGATTTACTAACTATTCCCTCTACATTACGCTTTTCGGCACACTTTTTGTGAGCATACCGTTTTGCCGCAACCTAAACAAAGGGAAAAATATCTCTATCAAATCGTTCACCACAATAGGGGCATTTAACAATATGAGCTATACAAATTCCCCCTTTCTATTATATATTATATCATATAAAGTAAAAAAAATCAACTCAAGGATGTGTATCCTTGAGTTGAAAATAATCATTTAAACGTATCTTTTAATTCTGTAACAACCAAGAAAAGAAGTTCTGCCTGTTCGGGCTGCAAGTTCTGAACTTTCTTACCTTTCCCAAGGTATTTATCTACGATTGCCACGATACGTGGTCCAACTTTCGGATCTTTGTTCATAAGCTCTCCAGTAATGGTAGAGAACTCTTCTTTCAAAGCATCAAAATTATATTCAGTCTTTTCAGCCAACTTTTCTTTTTCATTGGTTACATATTCACCATTGTGTTCCTTAGCTTCCTCTTCGATTGCATCACTTACTGCTTTAATCAAATTCTCATAAGTAAATGTAATCTGAGGTTTAATATACTTAAATCGACCTCCACAAGCAATACTGTCATCTTTTGCACGGAGAGTCAAAACTGACATATCATTACCTTTGACCTGATGAGCATAACCATAAATATCTGCCATACCCTCAATAGTCTGTTTAGCTTTCTTACCAGGAATTGCAGGTCTAATTACCATATGAGAATTACCATTCTCATCTTCTTCTTGACCTTCACTAGCATGTCCAATAAAGAAAACGGCATATCCAAGTTGAGTCAATCCTCTAAATACATTATTGAACTCAGATGTAAATGAACTCCATCCTTTACCATAAGCAGCGTCACCAAGCTGATCAATATCAAGCTGATCACATACATACTGTTGACACATTTCAGAAGCAATATCAATAGTATCAACAATAACTGCTTTATACATTTTCTTTACATCATCAGATTTAAGCTGACGATAAACCATAAGCATTTCGGCCCATGAAGTAATATCAACTGCTTTCACTCCTGGAAGTGCATTATATCCTTTTTCAAAAGCAAGTAACAGTGCATCTGGCATCTAAACTGCAAGAGTTGTCTTTCCGGTTTTAGGAGCGCCATAAATAAATGTAATATATCCACTTAAATCTCTACTTACTTTATGCGGTTCAATCTGTGTTAAATCAATCAATCCCATATTTCATCCTCCTACTTGCCGAGAGGGTATGATTAAAAATCATACCCATCAGCTGCACTACTAGTTGCGGTATTTGCTGCTTTACGAGAAGCTGCATACTCATCCTGACGTTTCTTAATTCCTGCCAGATAAGTATTACGATTTTCCATCGCTTCTTTCATCTCTGCAGCAGTAATTGAAGACTCATCATCCCAAGGATATGGAGTTCCTTTTGCCCATGTTACCATGAACTCTCTACGAGAAGATCTTGTTTCAACGACATCTGCTTCTCCGAAAGCACTTTCCTCTTCTTTTCTTCTCACGATAGTAGAGTTGATCTGAGTTCCACGAACTTCTGTGAATACAGGATTCTTATTAGAAATTCCAAGACTTTCAAAATATGCAATAGCCTTCGGATTATAAACTACATACTCTACAGGAAGAAGTTCTTTTCTGAAGTTGAAAATTGCTCCACCAAGAACTGCATGCTCCTTAATCTCACGATCCGGATCAGCTTCTACAACCTTAAACTTTGTAATAACCATATCTGTCGCAAATGCGGCACGATCGGCTTCTTTCTCCTTTAACTCCTCATCGGGCTTCTTAATATGGATAAATCCGCCCTCATTTCTCTTTGTGCTAACCAGCTCCATCTCACCATCCTGACTATTACGATCAGAGTAAAACTCATTCAATGCAATAGCAGAGTCGATATCGAGCTTAGTAGCTTCCTCTCCTACTTCCATATAGGTCTTATATTTACCGGCGATAATATCTTCCATAATCTGCCAGTTTCCATTTTTCTTTCCAGAACTTCCAAAAGTAGGAGTTACATATGTAAAATGAACATCAACAATGTTCTCAATCGCATTATCAGTTGCTATTTTAATAACACCTGCAATATATTCAGTACCAGGATTCTTTGAAGTCTCTCCTGTTACTTTCTTCTCCAGACTATGCTCATACAAATATCCTTCGATGTGTGTCGCATTTTTCATTGATTTCTTCATGTTTTAATTTCTCCTTAATCTTCTATTACTTTATTTTTTCCTTTTTCAGTTAAAGCATAAACCACTGGATCTTGACTTACTTTTTCAACATAACCATCAGTTACAAGTTTCCGAATCGCCCCAGAAACTCTTCGAGATGTCATAAACAATCCTTCAGCAATATCCTTTGCTTTCTGCTGCGGCTTATCAGAAACTGTGTCCTGAAGATACTTCAAAATAAGTTTCCCATTATCAGTAAATTCAGGTTTTTCTTTTTCAGTAGTGAGCATTTCCCAATAATCTCTTGCTCCCGCTGGCCAATCTTCTAAATCAATCTGTTTCGTTGCATCTCTTACAAATTCGATAAATTCTGACTTGTTACTCATGAAATTTACTCACTTTCTTTATTTTATATAAATATTATACCATTTTTTATTAAAAAAATCAACAGTGAGCATCTTTTTATTCGGGATCGATCTTATAAGTGATTAAATCTTCGGCATATGGGAGAGTTTTTATCCAATCACAAAAACTATGCCACTCAGTAAGACGATGTTTTGCTCTCCATTTATAAATATTACGAAGAATTTCGTAATTTAAAGTTACTGTTCTCTTTTGGAGATAACCTTCTGGGAGCCAACGAACAAGTTCCTTCCAATAACGCTTATCTTTTGTTTCAAGATATTTTTGACGAAGTTTTTCTAAAAAGAACATATGATCTTCAATATGATCTTTTATTTCATAATCTACTGGAGAATCTCCATTATCATTAGTCCAAAAGACAAGATCTGGATTAAAATCTTCGATTTCGAAATTATCAACGTCAATAGGATAACTTGTAAGTTTATGCATTGTAGAACAACTATTTGCTACAGTTCCTACTTTATAAGTATCAAATTCTTTCCACCAATAGAAAGGAGCTGTTATATCTACAGATACAATGATTTGACGAAGGAATTTACTATGAACTGGGCCACCACTAATCAACTGCTGTGCAAGTCTCATATCGTTTGGACCAATATATGCCCAAGTACCATGTTCATTATCTTTATTCCATCTGATACCCTGTCGAATTAGCCAATCTTGAAGTTCATCAATTTCATCTTCAGCTTCTTTAATAGCTTCTGGATCTTCAGAATTTCTCCAATCAGGATTTCCGTAATATTCCTCAGCAATATCCCATCCATCATCATTTGGCTCATATGAAAAAACTCCAAAAGAACTATCAGCTTTATTCCAAGAGTCATAAGGATTTCTCATGCCACGAAAGGCACCTTCAAAATTAAAAACTTCTGTATTTTCAAATTTCATAAAACTATCTCCTTATTTGCTATAAAAATCATACCAGTCTGAGCAATTACGACAATATCTTTCAAAATTATTTATTTTTAATGCTTTACAGCTTAAACAATGAAGAATTTTTTCGGTTTCTTCTCTCGTATACTGTGGCCCATAAGTATAGTTTGGATCTTCATCAAATGCTTTTTTTCGTAAATAATAATTCTAATACCTTGAATCCGTTTCATCCATTGGCTTATAAGAAGTCAATCCATAATTAGAATTTTCATCTATAAATAATGAAATTCCTTGACCTTCTCTCTTTATCATTTTATACTATACCCGAATTCCTTTGCTTTATAAAAATTCTACCAATAATCTTCCTACTCATTGAGCCTACTTCTTTCACACTCTTCAATTATTTCAAATGTAAAATTTTCAACTCCAAATTGTTTCATAGCAGGATAAAGTTTATTATTAATTGGAGTTTCTGCCCCAATTCCTCTTTTAATATGTGTTTTCCAACGATCTGCAATATTTACAGCCTATCCGACATAACACATCTAATTTTCAATATTCGTTATTTTATAAATACCAGTATGAATACCAGTACCCACTACACGACCAATAAGATCAGTATAAGGTTTCTCATAATAAACTTTCCAAATAACTTTATTTAATGGTTCTGGATTTCTTAAATAAGGAGTAATTTCTCTTAACTTCATAATTTCAGAAATATCTTCATCAGTTAAACAAAGTCTATAAAAATCTTTCTAATTTGCTGCTTCAAATATTCTTTTATTTTCTTCAACCGCGCAATCCACTTTAGATTGTTCATGGTCAAGAATCATTTTTAAATCATGAATTTTATCCTGTTCTTCAATTATTTGAAGGTTGTATTCACTAATAATATCTTCAGCAGCCTAATTATATTCTTTTATAAAAGCATTAAAAGTTTCTTCTTTTATTTGCTCTATTTCTTTTAACTTATTTTCAAGTTCATTTTCAGCAGTTTTAAAACACTGTCTTTTATATTTTTCAGCAGCTTCCTAAGCATCATTTTGTTGCTTTAATAAATAATCAGCCCAAAATTTTGCCGTTTTTTCATTCTCTTCAAGAGCTTCTTTATTTATTTTTAATTGCTCTTTTTGCCATTCAATTTCTTTATTTAATTGATCTCTTTGTTTCCAAAGATTATCATTTGATTTTTGAGTAAATTCATCAATTTTCTAAGTAGCTTTTAGCTTGGGTCTAAGATATAAATAGCACCCCAGGCTACTACCCAAGCAAATTAGAATATAAAATAGAATTTGATTCATAATTCAAAAAATGGGAGTAGATTTACATCTACCCCCAAACTATATCATATCTTATAAATTATTCCTCTTCAGCATCAGGATCGAAAGCCATGCCTGCTGGGGTCAGGGACAGAAGCTTAACTGCCTTATGGGTTCCATCCTCAAGCTCAACCTCAGCTGGTGTACGAACACCAAGGCCCTTGCGCTGAATAGCAGAAGTAAAAATACCATCAACAGATCTCTTCTCAAGACCAAGTGCTGCAGCAACATCAGCTGCGGTCAGATCTGTACCATTATTAGCCTTCAAATACTCAAATACTTTTCTTGAATTTTCTTTCATCTTTGCCATGATTGTAATCTCCTTTAGATTAAAAAATTTTTTTGTTTTGTTTTTTGTAATTTGATTATATCATAAAAAAAATAAATAGTCAAGAACTTTTTTCTTTTATTTCATTTTGTATCAATTCATCTAATATCATTATGTCTTCCAAGGAGGTAATCCGGCTACTCAATTTCATTATTTTCTGTTTCAATTCTCTTTTTCTCTCCGGATCGCTAGACTTTTGAAGATCAATTTCGGCTTGCGCTATCTGGGAAGCCACATTTTTAAGTTCTTTTTTCTTCATTTTTTCTATTCCTTTTTTATTACATTTTTATAATATCATTTTTTTATTTTTTAGTCAATAAACTGCGCTTTAAAATCAGCTTCAGTAATGATTGGAATCCCGTATTCTTTAGCACTTTTATTCTTACTAGAATCCGAATTTATATCATTATTGATTAGATAATCTGTTCGTTTACTGATACTACCAGTTACTTTACCGCCACGATCTTCAATAGCTTTTTGTAATTCATTTCTATTTTTAAATTCAGTCAAGCGGCCAGTAATTACAATAGTTTTTCCATTAAGAGTTAAAGATACATCTTCTTTTTCCTCTTGGATAATAGTTAAATATTCATAAATTTTATTTGCTTCAGTAAAATCATAATTCCATAAAGCTTCAGTTTTACTTTCTGCAAAACCATCCCATTTCATAAAATCAAAATGAGTTAAACATTTATTTCTAAATTCTTCATAATCTTTAATTTTTGTACAAATATCTTTTGATACTGTACTACCAATTAATGGTATTCCAAGAGCAGAAATAAATTTATCTAATGTTGTAGTTTTAGCTTGCTCGATTGCATTTAAAATATTGGCTACTGACTTTGCGCCGAAACCTGGCTTTTTACCCCATTCCATTTTATAATTATGAAGCTCAAAAATATCATGCAAATCATGAAGCCAATCCCACTCAAGAAGTTTTTCTATTGTAGCCTTAGAAAGTCCTTTTATATCAAGACCTTTTTTTCCTACAAAATGATCAAATTGATTTATAATTTTTCCTGCACAATTAGGATTCGGACAATATAATTCTTTTACATCGCCATTAGCTTTAATTTTAACTTCTTCTCCACAAATAGGACATTTTTCTGGAAGTGGAATAATATGATCGGGTTTTTCATTTGCTCTTTCTGCTTTAGAAATTTGCGGAATTATCATGTTGGCTTTAAACACTTGAACCTCTTGTCCAACAAAAGGAATGCCAAGTAATTCTTCCATAACACTAAGATTATGAAGACTTGCTCTACTTACAGAAGATCCATCCATTTCAATAGGTTTAAAAATTGCAACAGGAGTTAAAACCCCAGTACGGCCCATCGTCCAATCTATATCTTCAAGAGTTGAAGAAAATAATTCATCATAAAATTTATATGCAAGTGCATTTTTAAAATGATGAGTAGTTTGCCCTAAAGATTTTCCATATTCAATATTATCAAACTTAAATACAATTCCATCAATAGGATAACTTTTTACTCTTGCTTGATCTTTAATATTATCAATGACTTCTTGAATATTGAAACTAAAACTAGTAGGAACAACTTCAAATCCTAATTCCTCAAGTTTTTGTAATCTATTAGAAAATAATTCTAAATCTTCAAACCCCTTAATCATATCCCAAGCAATAAATTTAAGATTTCGTTTTGCACATTCTTGAGAATTAAGAAGTCTAATACTTCCTGCGGCAAAATTTCTTGGATTTTTAAACCATCCTGCAAAATTATTAAAATTATCGTAAGTGGAAATTATTTCTCCATCAACAACTAACTCATCTTTATAATCAATTTTCTTAGGAATATTATTTACAACGAGAGCATTATGAAAAATATTTTCACCTACAACTCCATCTCCACGAGTTTCTGCAGATGTTAATTTACCATCAACATATCTTAAAGAACAGGTTAACCCGTCCATTTTTGCCATTGCGACGTAATCTTGATCGTTTAAAAAAGTTAAAACATCAAATAAATCTTTTGTTTTATCAAGAGAAAGCATTGGATGATTATGCTCAACCTTTTCCAATTTATCAACTATTTGATAAGTTTGTCCCATTGGTAAAACTCTCTGAGTTGGAGAATTCGGGAATATAATCCCAGAATTATCCTCCAACACTTTAAGTTCGAAATATTTTTTATCCCATTCGGCATCCGATACAGTAGGATGCCCCTCTTCATATTCTTTTGTGCGAGCATTTAACCAGCTAACTAACCCTGATACTTTATTAAAATCATCTGTCATATTTTTCTCCTTATACTTTAGATACTGCTTGCACTACAGAACCTTTTATTAATGTATTACCAGTTGCGGCTCGACTTGCCTTGGGAATATCCTCGGCAGCAATGCATATGGAGTTTGTTGTTCCGGCAATTAAAACAAAATCTCCATCAGAAATTAAACTTCCTCCAACTAAATATCCATTAGCATTCCCGCATTTATAAACCAAGAGTCCTTTTCCTCCCCTAGCCTGATCTGGTAATTCTTCAACAGCTATGGTCTTTCCAAGTCCTGAGGACGCGAAGATTCCCAATCTATCTTTGGGATCTCTACGACACAATGCTGAAACAACAATATCGCCTTCATTTAAGTTGATTCCTTTTACTCCTACAGTATTTCTTCCAGTTGCTGAAATTTGTTTACTGTTAAATCTTATACCATATCCATCTTTGGTAAGAAGAATAATATCTTCATCATTTACAAGCTGAACGGCGACTAACTCATCACCTTCACGAAGTTTAATTGAAGAAATACCAGTTTTACGTTTTGTTTCTGTATATTCTGAAAGTTCTGTCTTTTTAACTATACCATTTTTAGTAATAAACATGATATATTTAGGTGTATTTTCCTGCTTATATAATGAATAGATAAGACTCGGCTCTTCGTCCATATCCATTGCAATAAGAGATTTAATAGATTGCCCCTTACTTACATTTGTTCCTTCTGGAATTTGATCAACAATAAGACGATACATCTTACCTTTTGTTGTAAATACCATAAGAGAATCAACTGTATTTGTTCTAATAAGTGCTGAAGTAATATCTCCTTCAGTTTTTACACCTTTGCCATTTCTTCTTTGCGCTCTAAAACTATTATGAGGAATACGTTTAATTAAACCATCTTTACTCATTACGACTACACATTTTTCAGGTTCAATATAAACTTCTTCTTCTTTTACAGGCTCAATATAAGTAATGGTTGTTCTACGAGCATCTCCATACTTATTTTTTAAACTCTCAAAAAGTTTCTTTAATTCCGGATAAGGATTTTCACAAATGAGAGTTAATTTTTCCATCTCAACAAGAAGGGCATCATACTCTTTTTGAATTTCAATTCTTTCAAGATTAGCTAATTTTGCTAATTTCATATCAAGAATTGCTTTTACTTGTGGGTCACTAAATCCATATTTGATTTGAAGAGCTTCTTTCGCTTTTGCAGCACTTTCAGACCCCTTAATCATTGCAATAATATTATCAATATCTTCAAGTGCTTTTAGAAGTCCTTTAAGAACATGCGCTCTTTCAGTTGCCTTTTTTAACTCAAACATACACTTTCTTACAAGAACATCTCTTTGATGCTCTATATAATTTTCAAGTAGCTGTTTAAGATTTAAAAGGCGAGGCTTTTTATCCACAAGGGCAACGTTATTAAATGAATATGTATCTTCAAGTTGCGTTTTTTTATATAACTTCGCAATAATCGGTTCCGCAGAGACCCCCTTCGCCAATTCGATGACAAAGCGAACGCCTTCGCTATTAGTCTCGTCTCGAATCGCTGAAATGCCGTTAATTTCTCCGGTTTCGCATAACTGATCAATATCCACGATAAGTTTCTCTTTGGATACTTTATACGGTATGCTATAAAATACGATTTTATCGCCGAATTTGTCTGATTCGATTCGATACTCCGCACGAACTCTTGCACGTCCTTTTCCTGTAGCATATGCGTCAAATAACTCATTTTTATTTACTAAAAGTCCTCCTGTCGGGAAATCTGGGCCAGTAATGAAATTTAGAAGATCTTTTATGCTACAATCTGGATTATCAATCATATGAATTGCTGCATCCATAACCTCATTAAGATTATGTGGAGCGAAACTACATGCCATTCCAACAGCAATACCAGTTGTTCCATTTATTAAAAGATTAGGTAACTTACCAGGAAGATAAACAGGCTCCTGTTCTTCATCTGTATAAGCATTTACCCAATCAACTGTATTCTTTTTAATATCTGCAAGCATCTCTTCACCCATTTTTGAGAGCTTACATTCTGTATATCTTTGTGCCGCAGGTTCATCACCATCCCTACTTCCATTATTACCATGAAAGTCAATCAATGGATAACGCATATTCCAAGGTTGAGATAACCATACTAATGCGCCATAAATAGAACTATCACCATGAGGGTGAAAACGTCCCATTGTATCTCCAACCGGCTGTGCGCACTTAACAAATTTCTTATTATTTGTAAATCCTTTATCGAGCATATCCCACAAAATTCTTCGTGCGACTGGCTTTAAACCATCTTCGGCACTAGGTAATGCTCGATCAGTTATTACACTAACACTATAGTCCAAAAAACTTTGAGTGACTTCATTCACTATTGGAGTCTGAATTATGTTCTCCATATAAGTCTCCTTCTGTCAACATATTTACTTCTTTTACTGTTTGTCTATCTTTTGCTCTTCTCGCCATTCCATCAGCTAATTCATTCCAAAAATCTCCTGCATGTCCTTTTACTTTTCGGAGATCAATCCTCCAGCCTTGTTGCCATAGATTATAATAAAGTTTTATTAAATCAAGGTTTTCCGGAGTTTTTCCATCTGATTTGGTCCAATCGTTATCAGCCCATCGAAACATCCAATCTGTCAAAGTATTTACTGCATATGCACTATCACTATATACTATTGGATATTCCTCTGGTTTAAGTAATCTTTGATTTTTTGAATCCCAACCAAATTTTACAAACACATGAATAATGGCTTTTAATTCTTCTCTATTATTTGTTGTTTCTGTATCTCCTGCAGAAAAGAAATAAAGACCTATACCATCAACGTGTCCAACTACGCCGAAGCCACCTGTAGACAACGTCGATCCATTGCCACTACAGGCGCCATCAACGTAAAATATCATTTTAAATCATCCTCCATAAGAGATTCGATTGTCATTCCGTCTAATTTAATCATAATATTATTTTGAGGAAACATTTCTGATAAATATTTACCCCATTGAGAAGCTACATCTATATCCACTTTATTAGGATCAATTGTTAAGAATATAGTTTCACCTTCTTCAGGTTTAAAAGCACTTAACATAACTTCTTTGTCAAATAACTTAACAGTTCTTTCTTCTTTAGACATCTACATTTGCCCTCCAAGCATTTTCTTCAATAAACTTTTTACGGGGGGTAACTGCTTGTCCCATAAGATCATTAAAAGTTTGAGCAACTTCTTGAAGATCATCCATCGTAATAAGTTTTAAAGTTCTTGTTTCTGGATTCATAACAGTTTCAGCCATTTCTGAAGGATCCATTTCACCAAGACCTTTCATTCGACCGAGTTCAAAACTTCTTGTACAGCTCTTTCTAAATTGCTCAAGCTCTCCCTCGTCTTTGAGATACTTGAATTTAGTGCCCATAGTTGCTTTATAAAGGGGTGGTACGGCAGCATAGATGTATCCTCTTTCAATGAGTTCTGGAGCGAATTTCCATATGAATGTAAGGAAGAGTACGCGTATGTGAGATCCATCTACATCTGCGTCAGCTGTGATAATAATTTTTCCGTATCGCAACTTATTTTCATCTACAATGACTTTGCCATCCTTTACCTCCAATCCAAATGCATCAATCATGGCACTAATTTCTGCATTTCCTAATGCTTTATGTAAATCTACCTTCAAAGTGTTAAGAATTTTACCTCTAACTGGCAAAACGGCCTGAGTAGTTCTATCTCTTGCTTCCTTAGTACTACCTGCAGCAGATTTACCCTCAACAATAAAAACTTCACATTTCTTTCTATCCCGAGAACTTGCATCAGCCAAAGTTCCTGGTAATACAGCTCTCTTTTTAACATCCTGTTTTCTAACTGTTTCTTTTGCTTTCTTGGCTTTTTCTCTTGCCGTTCGCGCAAGTAAAGCCTTATCAACAATAGCTTTTGCATCATTAGGATGTGTTTCAAACCAATTTTTAAGTTCCTGTGAAGTAAGACGTTGAACCATAGTTCTTGCTTCACTACTGGAAAGAACTTCTTTAGTCTGACCAGAAAATACAGGATCTGGCATAATAAAACTTAACACAAGAGTTAATCCTTCTTTAAGTTCTTCACCAGTAAGATTAGTGTCTTTATCTTTAAGGAGTTTTTTCTCTCTTGCATATTCATTAATAGTCTGAGTTAAAGCTGTTCTAAAACCAGTTAAATGAGTACCACCTGTATTTGGAATTGAGTTTGTATAAAGTTTATATGTATCGGAGTAACTATCATTATATTCCATAGCAATTTTAACTCCGATTCTATCTTCTACTTTTTCAGCGTAAAAAACAGAAGTTAAAA